AACGTATTCGGTAAATTAGCAGCCTGAGCAAACGTGACGTTCTGACCCGTTCCTACCGTCATCGCAGTCGTACCCGACCCAGTACCCGTCTTGAGTTCCAGTATCCCGGTGTTGTCCGATGTAACCTGTACACCGTCTGTTGCGTTACCCGCTTTAATAACTGATGCCATGATCTATCCTTAAACGACTACCCACCGTGAGCCATTCGATACCGTTACCGTCACGCCGTTATCCACCGTGATCGTGCCAGCAGATACCCCGTTATCACCACTAGCAATCGTGTAACTCGTCGATACGTTCGCTGCATTGATAAAGATACCGTTAGACGCTCTAGGCACAGTTGCGTTTAATACGCCGTTGCTAGGGTTGAAGGTGAGCTTAGTGCTAGATACCGTTGCAGTAGGAAAAGTGCCTGATGTGGCTGTTGCAAACGTAGGATAGTAGGTCGCGTTTGTGGACGTATCGTTAGCAACTGATGTAGTGACCGGCGCAGCCGCCCATTTAACGCCTTCAGTAACTGTTGAATCTGCGGTTAACAAGTAGCCGTTTGTACCCGCCGCCAGGCGGACATCGTTTGTGCCGTTATTAACAACCAAATCGCCTTTAGTTGTTAATGGCGACAACGCATCAAACGCGGCCGTCTGTGTTGTTTGTCCCGTACCACCATTGACAATAGCTACCGTACCTGTGACGTTCGCTGCGTTGCCTGTTGTATTGACGTTAATTGTTGAAGGTAAACTTAACGTTACCGAACCTGTGCTACCCGATACAGATACTTGATTAGCCGTGCCTGCCAAACTGGTCACACCGCTATTAGTTACTGTAATCGACCCGGCACCTTCAGTGATCGTAATCCCTGTGCCATCCGTTAACGTATGGCTTTCCCACAAATCTGTGGTGTCGTTATAGATTAAGACGTGGCCATCTGCTGGCGTCTGCGCTGACACATTGTGCAGCTCGTCCATCTCATAACCGTTTTGAATCCGTACTTCGATCGTGCCTTGGTTTATATGGCTACGCGTGACAACACCCACATACACCAAATGATTTGGAGCGTATTGCTTAGTACTGGTATACCCGCCTGCTGTCGTAGAACTCAGGTACAGTTGAGTACCTGCAGCAAATGCAGACGTATCTAATCCTGCGATTTCACCTGAAATAATGGCAAAGCCATTGTTGTTGGTCGAGAGGTCCGCAGCAATCAGACCTAAAGTCTGCGCCGAGGTAGTGTCGCCTGTGGCAATCGCTTTCGTGACAGTCGCTTTGTTGCCTGAGGCACCATTGATGTACACCACGGTGCCTTTGGCCAGTGTCGAGCCTGTCTCGTTTCGCACCTGCATGATCAGTCGTGGTGACGAATACACCGCCAGATCAACAGCTGGCCCCGTCGTCGTTACCGTGACACTCGCGTCAGCAGACGCGACGGAGGTCACCAACTCACTCTGATCAATTTTCTGCCAAACCGTGCCGTTAAATAGCAGCCAATCGCCAATCTGCCAATCGGTAATGCCATTCAGATTCGTCGACCCAGCAGTAGCCACCACGTAGTAGTAACCATTCGTGCCTACGCTAGAGGTCAGTGTTGGCGTGTTTGTTGATGCATTCCATGTACCTTGGTAGCTTAATCCGCCCGCTACTGATGCCCACGACAACGCCGTACCGTTTGTCGTCAAAAATTTACCGGAGTTACCGGTTTGACTGGGAATCAAGTTGTTGATCTGTGTCTGCAACGACGCCAAAGTATCCAACACCGCTTGCGACGTGCCGCCACCATTAGTGATGACCTTGATGCGCTCGGCTAGATCAGGCGCAACTACCTCACCGACGTTGATCTCACGGCCGTTTGAGAGCGTGATGACCAACGATCCGTCGAAATCAATCTTCGCATCGATAACCGACACACCATCTTCACCATCAACACCGTCACGACCATCGCGGCCGGCCGGCCCCATCGGCCCAGTGGCTCCATCACGGCCAGGACGACCATCTTTGCCATCTTTACCGTCGCGGCCATCGATACCATCGCGGCCATCTTTGATTGAATTAACGCGGGTAGTGATCTGATTGCCTAGATCGTCGTACTTAGCGCGGATGTCCGCCTCGATCTTCTTTAGCGCATCGACCACCATGCCGACGTTCTCACTGACACGTCGTTTTTGGTTATTTCTTGCTTCTTGAAGGGAGGTTTTGACCGCTTCCAGAACAGCATTTTGCTGTTCTGGGGTCATATTTTGGAGGATTAACTGTTTGGCGAGGCTTTCAACGTCCATTTGATAACTCCTTGGTCAACTCCTCCAAGAAATCTTCTTCCATGCCGCTGATTTTGTTCCGTTTTTCCGCCATTTGCATCTCAACGATCTTTGATTTGTTCTTGATGTCGGCTTCTTTCAACATCAATTCAGCAATCTTGACCCGTTTGTCAAACTCTTGACTGGCTAACTCCGCATCATTAGGCAAATTCTGCGTATTGGCCGCCATCAATTTGCTTTGCACCTCGATCGGCTTTAGTTTTGTCTCGATTGTGGTGTTGATTGCCTCAGCGCGGTTGCGTTCTGCTTGCGTCTGATTGACCGCAATTTGCGCTTGTGCAGCTTGCAAGGCCAATTGCTGCTGCATCATCGCGGCTTGCTGCTGCTCTGGGTTCGGTTGCGCCATCTGCGTCAACGCGTCCATCAACTCCATGCGGTTTGACAGACTGCTATTGGCCACAATACCCTTCAAAATCAGCGGCAGTACCGGCGTGTCGGGGCCAAGTGTCTGCAAGAGCGCAATGAACTGCGCTTGCTCGTACTCACGCGCGATGATGCCCAGTGTCGCCGTCGGAATGAAGTTCATATCGACCGACGGATACCGCTCAGGATCAAACTGCATGTACCTAAACGCCGCTTTTTTGATAAACGGCATCAGGAAATCTTCTTGGAAGTTCACCAGCGTGCGCTTGTACTTCTTGATGATCGAGGCCACCGCCATCGACATGCCCGCATTGCCGCCATCACGCGCCACTTGACTGACCATGCCTTGGCTGTCCAGCGTACCGGTTGCCTGCAACAGCATCGTCTCAAACCGCTGCGCGGTCGCCAAATTGTCGTTCGACGTCTGACCAAATTTGAACGGGAACAAAATCTCGTTCGGGTTACCGTTCGTCAGAATCGCCTTGCCCGGACGCACTTCAAACTTCGCACCGCGCGGCAGACGCGT